CGCGGCCTGTCTGCAACTTCGGTTTCGGCTGCATCCTCGTCCACGCCCAGCGCATCCTCACTGCCCTTTTCATCCATGTTGAGCAGAGAGTTCAGCTCCGCAAGGCGCGCAGATTTTTCAGCCAGTTCCGCTTCCTGCGCAAAGGGACGTTTGGCTTCTTCCTTTGCCTGCGCCAACTGCTGTTCCAAGGTTTCCAGTCTGCGCTCCACCTGCGGCAATGCTCTTTCGATGCCTGCCAGCGCATTGGTAACACGCAGAATGTTGCCCTGCGGGTCTTTGCCGACTTCCATCGAATAGTTCCACGCGCCCTTGATGGACAAGCGGAACACCTTATCGAAATTGTCAAACCGGGAGTGCAATTCAAATGCGCCGTAGCTGCCGATCCTGCCCTCGGTGCCAGCCACTTTCAGAGCCTTACAAGCCTCGATGATGGCCGCACCCGCTTCCTTGCGTTCGGTGTACACCTTGCCGCTGATCTCCATAGCGAAGTGGTCTTTATCCTGCGTCAGAAGTGGTTTTGCCGCTTCCATATCGGTTTTCAGAGCTTCGATCTGACCCTTTGCCACAGCGATTTCTCGCGGATAGCGGCGTGCAATATCCGATTCCAAACTATAAATCTGACTGGTGTGATTGGCTTTCAGCAATTTCAGCTTACTGACCTGAATATCCAGATCCATCTTTTCCTTGATGTATGGATTACCTGTTGCCAGTGCCTTGATTTCGGCATAGGACAGCGCAGTGTCGTCCACATCATCGCAGGCGCGGACAGGAGATTTGGAAGTCATGATCTGCGAGATGAATTTCTGCTTATTTTCCAGAATCTGCCACATATACGAATCAAACGTATTTTCAGTGACATAACGATAGATTTTCACCTGCTTATTCCGGTTTCCCTGCCGAAGAATACGCCCCTCCTGCTGTTCCAGGTCAGACGGCTTCCACGGGCAATCCAGATGATGCAGGGCAATCAGTCGATCCTGAATATTGGTTCCTGCGCCAAGTTTCGGCGTAGACCCCATCAGAATACGCACCTGTCCAGCGCGCACCTTTGCAAACAGGTCTGCTTTTTTCGTTTCGGTGTTGTACTCGTGAATGAACGCCACTTCTTCACGGGGAACACCTCTCGCCACCAGCTTTTCCCGCACATCATCATAAACATTGAATGTGCCATCGGCTTTTGGTGTCGATAAGTCACAGAAGATCAACTGTGTTCCTCTATCTGCCGCAGATTCTTCCCAGACCTTGAACGCATTGTCCACACAGCGATTCACCTTACTCTCCGGCTCGTCCGGCAGCATATCATTCATAAGCCGCTGGTCGAGTGCCAGTTTTCTGCCATCGTTGGTGATCTTCAGCATGTTATCGAACTTCGGATTCACGCTGCCGTTGCGTACAGCCTCGGCACGGTCTGCAAAGGAACTTACCATTTCTTCCTGTGTTTCGCTGGGTTTCAACACTTCGTTGATGTACTCTGCTTGCGGCACAGGCAGGTTCAGCATATCCGCCGTCTGCACATCTGCCGATTCTTTGAACAGAGAAATCAGCTCCGGCAGATTGAAGAACCGGGCAAAGCGCGTTTTTGCACGATAGCCGGTTCCTTCCGGGGAAAGCTCGATTGCCGTGACGGTTTCACCAAAGGATGCCGCCCAATCATCGAAGTGGCTCAATCCCATCTTCTGCAGGGTGTCATACTGGAGATAACGCATAATGGTGTACAGTTCCACCATCGAGTTGCTGACCGGGGTTCCAGTTGCAAAGGTCACGCCCTTGCCGCCTGTCAGTTCGTCCAGATACTGACACTTTGCAAACATATCGCTGGACTTCTGGGCATCGGTCTGGGCGATACCTGCGATATTCCGCATTTTCGTGTAGAGGAACATATTTTTATAGAAATGTGACTCGTCCACAAACAGACGGTCAACACCCAGTTCCTCAAATGTAACTACATCATCCTTTCTCGTCTGGTCGTTCAGCTTTTGCAGCTTTGCTTCCAGCATTTTCTTTGTTTTTTCCATCTGCTTGACCGTAAAACTGCGGCTGTCCTCACTCCGGGCATCGGCTAGGGCCAGCGTAATGTCGTCGATCTGACGCTCGATAATAGCTTTCTGCCGTTCCGGGGAAAGCGGCACTCGTTCAAACTGCGAGTGTCCGATCACAACGGCATCGTAATCACCTGTTGCAATACGGGAGCAGAACTGCTTACGATTGCTGGGTTCAAAATCCTTTTTCGTTGCCACCAACACATTGGCATTGGGATAGAGCCGCAGGAAGTCTGCGCCCCACTGCTCTGTGAGGTGGTTCGGCACCACATAGAGGTTTTTCTGCGACAGGCCCAGCCTGCGGCTTTCCATGCCGGCAGCAATCATCTGGAAGGTCTTGCCTGCGCCCACACAATGAGCCAGCAGCGTATTGTTACCGTACAGAATGTGCGCCACGGCATTTTTCTGGTGCGGCATCAGAGAGATTTCCGGGGTCATGCCCTCGAAGCGGATATGACTGCCATCATATTCACGAGGACGAATCGCATTGAAAATTCGGTTATAGGTCGCACACAAATCCTCGCGCCGGTCTAAATCTTTGAAAATCCACTGCTTAAACGCTTCCCGAATGGATTCCTGTGCCTGCTGTGCAAGCATGGTTTCCTGCTTATTCAGCACACGGTGGTCGCCATCCGCATCGTGAATTGTATCGTAGATTTTGGTATCCCGGAGGTTCAGTGCATCTTCCAGCAGCTTATAACCGTTGACGCGCAGGGTTCCGTAAGTGTTGGTGACAAGCGGATTTCCGCGATCCAGCGACTTACCCGAAATGTTCCATGCACCTGAAATTTCGGAATAGGTTGCCTTAATGTCAATCCCAGCATAGTAGTTCGGGGTTTTGAACACTTCCTTCATAAACTGCGTGATGTACTCCGGCTTCACCCAGTTCGCACCCAGCCGTACTTCAATTTCTGAAGCATCCAAATCCTTGGGCTGTACCCGTTTCAGGTAGTCCACATTGATCTGATACTCTGCATGGTTTGCAGCAAAGGTTTCTGCTGTGGCCAGTTTTTCACGAACATTGCCGGACAGGTATTCATCCGAGGTTTCCCACTGCTGTGTCACAGGGTTTCGGAAAATCGCACCTGCCAATTCATCCGTGATCTCCTGTTCCGGTTTACCGCAAAGCTGCACCATAAACGGCACATCCACCTTTGCTTTTTCTCCAATGGAAAGTGCCAGGGCTTCACTGGGAGTATCCACCGAGGTGACGGGTTCCGGCTTACGGATGGTGCGCTTGGTGAAAATATCGGCCAGCCGTTTGAGATTCTTCTCCTCATCCAGAATTTCCAGTGATGCCAGCAGACAATAACTGCTGTCCTGTCGGAAAGCCCTCTTATTGGCAGTGCTGTTGATAAGGCCATACTGCGCCTTAAATGCGGTGTACTGCTGTTTCAGTTCATTCTGCAAAAGCTGCACTTCTGCATCCGAACCATCATGCAGCTGACAATCCAACAGTTTCCGGGTGTTTTCTCGCAGAGCGATCATGCCCAGCACTCGCTCTGCAGTTACGGCAGGCAGTTCTACCTTATTCATGAAAGAATTTTCACGGTAGTAAATCTGCCCATCCACGTTCGTGAAGCTGAAATTCTTCACACTGGGGTCTGCCGGAATGGGTTCTTCCTGCACATCCAGTTCGTCGTCGGAGATTTCCGGCTCCGTGATGGTGGCATGGATGTTGCCGACTGCTTCTTTTAACTGCTGGGCAAGGTCTGCACCTTCGATGGGCTTGACCGTAGTTTCCTGCTTGCCGTACTGGGTGCTTTCCGTGGTGATCTCGCCCAACACCATTTCAGGATGCTGCGCAAAATACTGGTTAATGGAGTAGCCTTTCGGTGTTTCGCCAAGGTCTACCCAGTCTGCCCGCTCTACCGCTGCACGGTCACGCTTCTGCAAAAACAGGATGTCAGCAACCACGCTCGTGTTGGCATTGCGCTGAAACGCATTGTTCGGCAGACGAATTGCGCCGACCAGATCGGCACGGTTGGCAAGGTACTCACGGACAGAGGAATCCTTCTTATCCATCGTACCGCTGGACGTTACCACCGCTACCACACCGCCCGGACGCACAAGGTCAAGACTTTTCGCAATAAAATAATCGTGGATGAGAAAATTGTGGCGGTCATACCGCTTGTCCGGTACTTTGTAATTGCCGAACGGTACGTTACCCACAACACAGTCAAAGAAGCTGTCCGGGAACTGCATTGTTTCAAAGCCCTGCACCGCAATCTTGTTTTTCTGGTACAACTGCTGTGCAATGCGGCCCGAAATGCTGTCCAGCTCCACACCATACATCCGAATCTTCTCCATGCTGTCCGGCACCAGACCCATGAAATTGCCGACACCACAGGATGGTTCCAGCACGTTGCCTTTGGACAATCCCATATTGCCCAGGGCTTCATACATCGCCTTGATGACCGTAGGAGAAGTGTAAAACGCATTCAGGGTACTGGCACGGGCTTCCTTATACTCATCTGTCGTGAGCAGGGACTGCAGTTCGGCATACTCTTTCGACCATTCCGCGTTGTTTTCATCGAACGCCTGCGGAATGCCGCCCCAGCCCACATACCGGGAAAGTATTTCCTGCTCTTCTGCGGTAGCCTGCCGCTGCTCTGCATCCAGTGTCTGCAGCACCCGAATGGCTTCCACATTGGCTTTATACTTTGTTTTCGGCCCTCCTGCGCCGAGATCATCGTCCGTAATGCGGAAGTTCATAGGCTCCTGTTTGGGCTGTGCAGGCTGTTCTGTTTCTGCTCCACTGTCCAGCGGAAGATTGTGCTGCCGCCGTGCATGATTGACCTCTGCCGGGGTCATAGGCTGCTGGGTCAACGGTTCAAGGGCTTCCTCTGCTGCTGCACGGCTGATGGCATCCGTTCGGTTCTGCACATCTGCGATCAGCTGCATCTGTTCTGGCGGGAAGTCAGGATTCAGCAGTTCTTCCAACTCGCCGCCTGCTTCTGCCACCGAATAGATCACATCCATCTGCTCCGGGGAGAAATCCTCGTAGGCCACACCCGCATTGTGCAGAGCCGTAAAGACTGTGATTTCAACCGCTTCTTCCATCGGTACATCTGCCTGTTCGTACAGATGCCGAATGTACTCCAGCTGTTCCGTTCGGAAAATCGGATACCGGGCTTCTTTTGCAAGGGTCATGTCCTGCAAACTGACCGTTCCATTTCCAAAGTCCACCGAATCCACACGGAACTCTCTATCATCCAGTTCGATGATGGTATTAACAGGCAGATATTCCTCTCTGCGGAAATACTTTGTCTGCGCATGGGTTCCATCTTCCTGCTGGCCGGACAGATAGACACTCTCCCCCTGCTTCCAGAGCTTCATTGCCTGTGAAACCCACTGTTCACGTGGAAAACCAGACACCTCAACCTTGCCGAGTGCGGTTTCCTTTTCCAACAGCTTGCTGCCAAGAAGTTCTGAAACGCGCTTTGCATCCTCGCCATAGAACTCAAAGTTGCCGTACTGCTCATAGCCGACCAGAGCATCCGGGTAACGCTCTTTCAGCGCATTATACTCGTTGGCGGCATCCAGCGGCAGGGGCTGCAAGGTCGGCTCAACGGTCTTTTCTTCCGCTGCATACGGGACCATAATGCCGCGTACCCACTGCGGAGCATCCATGCTATCCTGATACAGTGCAACAGCATCCCGTCTGTCCGTAATAACGTCCTGATAGGTGCGCTGGAAAATATCTTCTTGAATCCACTCTCCGAAGTGCGCCCATGTGTCAAATGCCTCAGAATAAGCGGCATTTTTCACCTCACTGGAAGCAAACAAATCCTCGATTTTCTCACGAATCAGATTTTCCGCTTCTTCCTCGGTGGTATCGCGGTCACGCAGCAGCGGATAGATTTCGCTGCGCTCTACCTTTTCCAGCAGCGTGTACAGGCATTCTTTATAGATGCTGCGGCTGTCTTTCTGGGTGTAGTCTGCGTCCAGTTTCAGAAAATCGTTCAGCGGATTCTTCGCCAGTGTTTCATCATAAGACTGCACCGAAATAACACGGCCAGCCACCGCCGAATTTTCCATGTCTTTCAGATAAACGTCGTAGGCATTAGAACGCTCAACGCGGTACAGATGGTCGTTTTCCAGATACAGGAAACTGCCGTTTTCTCTGCTGTACGTTTGCTTAGGCTGATTTTCAAACGATTCTACTGCTTTTGCATCTTCTCTCGTTTGACGAATGACAGACTTTGCATCATTCAGACTGTTAAACGGCCCTGTTTCTGCAGCACCCGTGCCCTTTTCTTCGTCATAGTTATAATGGTTATAGAACTTGCCATCAGGATATTGCAGAATTGCAATATCCTCGATATATCCCTCCTGCATCATCACCGTTGACTGATACCGCGCAACGACTTTTGCCTTTTGAGGTTTCTCAACCGCTGCGGCGATTGACTGCTCTTTCGATTGCGGCTCCTGCTCCATGAAGTCAAACATGGACATCTGCCCCTGTTCAGGAGCCGCAATCTCAACAGCCCTCTTCTTTTCCGGGAAAATCGTGTACGTTCCCTCGACATATTGGTGCAGGATAGAGAGGGATTCTGCCTTACGCTCATATTCTTTGGAATCCAGCGGCACAGACAGAAGCGCATTGTCCATCTGCTCCAACAGTTCTGCCGAAAGTTCGGTGTCTGCCAGCTTTTCAACAAGAGCCTTTCGGCCTTCTTCATGGTAAAGGTCTTGCGGATAAGGCCGCTCCACGTTGTTCGGCAGGTGGTGATAGAAACCCATCACCCGCATTGCCATCCGCTCGCGCTCATAAGCAGGCATCCGGGAGTAGTCTGCCGGCTTCAAATACTCACTGTCACGGATAATCTGGTCGATCCGGCCTGCGGCCTGATTCCAGTTCAGATGAACGCTGGCATATGGGTTTCCGTATGAGCCACGCTCCAAAGCAATACCCCTGCCATCGTGATCTTCGTGAGAATCGTCTGCCCCGCAGAGTGCATGGCTGCTGCCGCCGATCCCGTAATGCTCTTTCAGGAAGTCAGCCCGTTCTTTTTTGTCCGCATGATTCAGAAAGAACGAATAGATTGCCAGCCGACTATCCGAGTAACTGCTTCCCCGCGTGAAATATCCATTGATTTCATCTTCCGTGATAAATCGTTTGTACTCATTCCAGTGAAAGCCATCCCGCGCCGAGTAGTTTTGATAAGGTTTTGCAAACTGCTGGAACAGAGCTGCCACTTTATCCGGCTTATAAAAGTGCATCCGCATCAGGTCTTTATCTTCGGCATAGGCCTCCCCAAGCGCGGATAATCTCTCATTGAGATCGGTCAGAAAATCCGTATCATCTAGCAATCCCGCCAGCTTGTCTGTCAGTTCCGGGAAACCGCCCCGGAAGATTTCTGTATCCAGAAACACTGCTTCAGCAACACCGTCTGCCAAATCACGTTCCATATAAGCCAACGTCTGCGCGTGCTCCTGCAAAGCGTTCTGCCGTGCAGCATCCAGAACCGCCTGCGGCGCATACTCGCCCTGCCGGAGCAGTTCATGGATACGGTTGCTGACATCCTCCCACGAAAGAAACGCATTGACAATCGTGCCGCCCTTAGCCGTGTCACCTACTGCAATGCGCAGTCCCAAATCATCGAACCAGACAGCATACTTTGCACCGTCAATTTCAAAGCCTTTGCCGCCCGTGCCATATTCGTTTTTCACGAACTCTGTATATTCTTCCGGGGTTTTCTCGACCATGAAATTGTAGATCAGACGCAGCTGACCCTTGCTGCGGTTGCTGCCCGTGCGCAGGATTTCATCGACTACTTCGGAATCAAGTACAATCTCGTCCGCATACCGCGCCCGGACCGGTGCTTCAATGGCGCGGATCTGCTGTTCCACGGTCGGCAGATCAGGAAAAGAAAAAGCAGAGGCAATTTCTTCCTCTGCTTCGCTCAAATCCTGTTCTGTTGTCGTTTCCGTTAATTGTACACCAATTCCTTCAGCACGATCTCCTCTGCCATCGCCGTCAGGCTGTTCTGGTGTGCTGCCCATGCCAGCGGGTCCTGCTCCTTGCTCGGTGCCGGAAACTTCTCGTTCAGGCTGTCCAGCAGGGTTTCCACCCGGCTCTCCGCTGCTTCCTCGATCTGCGCCAGATGCTGGTTCAGCCTGCCGCTCATCAGCATACTCTGATACCAGTTCTTGCGGTTCTCTTTCAGGTACGTCCTGCGCAGCATCCCGTACTTCCCGATGGTCTGCGGCTCGTCCTTCACGGCCAGATTCGGGAACAGATAATCTCCCTTGCGATGATACGTCAACTCCATTTTCTTGTCCTCCTTTGGTCGTGTTCTCTTTGGTTTCATGCTTTAATGCGTTAAAGTCTGTATTGGTATTATACAAGCTGTCAACGGATTTTTCAAGCTGCTGCGTGATTTCTTTTTTGTAAATTTTCCGCATCTCACGGCCAATGTCAAAAAGAACCGCTTCGCACTGTTCGGAAACGGCATTGCCGAGAAACGACAGCACCGGCAGCTTGTTGAAATCCACGATACGGATAAAATCATCATCGTCCAGCACATTCATAGGCTCCTGCCCGCAGCGGCGGGAAAGCGTATAGAAGATACTGTTGGTCATCAGTTCCCGGAAGCGGACGCGGATGTTATCTTCGTCCAGTTCTTCCAGAAAAGTATCCGCCACCTCATAGGCCAAACCGTCCATCGCTTCATCCAAATTATCGGCGGTCAGCTGCTGTGCCAGTTCCATCAGGGCAGTATTCATGCTGTCTGTCTGCAACAGGCCGTAGGTATCTGCCAGATGGTCTAAGATAGCCTGCTCGTGCTCGTGGCTGTCCAGATTCCATAAGAGCGGTGTTTTTCCGCCGCGCACCAGATGGGTGTCAGCAATATCGAACACATACCGCAGCTTGGTACGCGGTCCGGTATCATCCAGAAGCGCGATGCCTTTTGCGCCACGGTTGACCCATCGGCTCATTTTCTGATTCCAGAGTTCCAGTTCTGCGCAGGCGGTCGCATCGGGCCGCTGCGCGTGGATCAGGAGTGTATCGGTGAACGAATAGCGATACAGCCGCGCCGCCACATCCAGATAACTCATCCAGTCCTGTGGCGAGTTACTGACATACCGGGCGTTCTGCTGCGCCAATTCTCGAATATCGTTAATCTGTGGCAAGGGTCAAACCTCCTTTATGTTTTCTTTTTCATCGGTGCTTTGGGAAATTCCAAGCTGTACTGTGCGCGGCCATCTTCGACGCGCATCACAAGGTCAGCGGCGAATGTCTTATCTTTTTTCGCGGAATAAAAGTCTTTTACATGGGTGCGGCCTTTCTTCAAAAGGTCTACCGCCATCTTCTTGTCCAGCGTTTTTCTCATATTGGCCAAGTATCTGCTTTCTTTCCAGAGGGCAAATTTGCAGCTGCGGTCTGCACAACAAAAGCTGAGCTTACTCTCATGTACAGGGTTTCCGCAGACCGGGCAGCTTCCTACGCTTACCTTATTATGATGGGGAGCTGCCGCGACGGTAGGAATCTGCCGGAGGTCAGCCAGCATCTTATCGAGCAGCCCGTGGATGCCCCGCATAAAATCATGGGGCTTGATCTCACCGCGCTCCATCCGCAACAGGTCATTTTCCCACTCAGCTGTCATGCTGGCGGATTTCAGGTAGTCCGGGATATTGCAGATCGCGGCCACACCGTCCTCCGTGGGAATCATCTGCTTGCCTTTACGCTGCACATAGCCGGAGGATACCAGCTTTTCCAGAATCGCAGCGCGCGTTGCAGGGGTTCCCAGACCTTTCTTCTCCGTGTCCTTTTCAAATTCCTTGTTGCCTGCTGTTTCCATGGCCGACAGCAGGGTATCTTCGGTGTAAACTTTCGGCGGTGAAGTAAAGCCCTGCTTTTTCTCTGCCCGTACCACAGGAAGAACCATCCCCTGTTCCAGATCGTTCGGAAGTGACGCATCCTTGTTCTTCTCCGGCTCCACAAGCGGAACAGGTTTTGCAGTATAACCGGGCTTCAGAACCTCCTTATATTTTGCCGTGAAGTTCCTGCCCTGGCAGCACACTGTTACCAGCACATCCTCATAGATGAACGGCGGCTGCACAGCCTGCACCAGTTTCCAGATGATAAGCGAAAGAATCTTCTGTTTGGGTTCGGACAGCTTTGCCTTATTACACTTTGCGCCCTGCATCGTCGGCAGGATTGCATGATGGTCTGTGACCTTGCTATTGTTGATAACGCAGCTCACATCCACAGTCTGGCCATCCAGAGCCAGCACCAGAGATTCCACTGTCGTTCTCATATCCTCGGTCACAAACTGGCTGTCCGTTCTGGGGTATGTCACCAGCTTTTCTTCGTACAATTCCTGCAATGCCTGCAAGGTCTGGCTGGCAGGCATACCGTAATAACGGTTTGCTTCTCGCTGCAAGGTCGTCAGGTCATACAGCTTCGGGGGCTTCTTTTCTACCCTCTTGCGCTCGATGCTGCCAACCACGGCGCACTGTCCGTCACAGGCAGCCCGCATGGTATCGGCATCCTGCTCCTGCGCCATCTGTTCCGATGCCGCCACGACACCCGCACCGGACAGTTCCACTTTGTAATAGGGTTCTTTTACAAAGTTCTGGATTTTGGCCTGCCGTTCGGCCAGCATCGCCAGCGTCGGGGTCTGCACCCGGCCAATGGTCTGCTTTCTGCCGTACTTTTTTGTAAAAGCGCGGGTTCCGTTCATGCCGATCAGCCAGTCTGCTTTTGCCCTGCACTCGGACGCTGCAAACAGGTTGTCGTAGGCCGCACCATCTTTCAGGTTTTCAAAGCCCTGCTGGATGGCAGCATCCTCCATGCTGCTGATCCACAACCGCTTGATGGGGAGTTTGCTTCCGGCAAGAGCATACACACGGCGGAAAATTGCTTCGCCCTCGCGCCCTGCGTCGCAGGCGTTCACCACATAATCGAATTTCTTGCTGCGGAGCAGTTTGCGCAGAACATTGAACTGCGGCTTCTTGGTATTGTGTACCAGCAGTTTCCACTCAACAGGGAGAATCGGCAAATCCTCAAAACGCCAGTTTTCATAGCGTTCATCGTAATGCTCCGGGGCTGCATACTCTGCCAAATGCCCCAGACACCAGCTTACCACGCAATCCCCACCCTCCAGATACCCGTCCTCCTGCCGATATGCACCGATCACTTTTGCAATGGATTTCGATACGCTCGGTTTTTCTGCAATCACCAGATATTTCAACGCTTTCTCCTTTTTTGAAAAAAGCAGGGATAGCCTTTCGACTACCCCTGCATCCTTATGTTACGGTTTTCTTATGTGCCATTTTCGTTGCCGGACTGATTATCCTCGTTCACAGTCGCAAGGCTCTGGTCGGTTTCCAGATTTTCACTCTGCGGCGTTTCTTCTTTCGGCTTCGGCTTATAAATGTAGAAGTAGAAGAAAGCACCTGCACCGCCCAGTGCCGCCACGAATACCAGCAGCAGAATCTTATTCATGCCACCGCTCGATTCCTCTTTCGGTTCTTCGATTTCCACATCCGGGGTAGGTTCGGGTTTGGTTTCGGGCAGAACTACCGCCGGCGTTTCTTCTTCCTGCTGCCCGTTCCGCTCTTCATCATCCAGAAACTCCTGCAAATCGTACTCGTCGATCATCGAGAGCATATAGACGTTTTCGCTGTTCCGCGCCCGGTCGATCACCAGAAAGAACGTGTTGCCGCCCTTCGTCTTGACCGTGAAGAACTCCTTGCTGGGGTCATCCATCATGTTGTCCTCTACCTCGCCGTTGCCTGCGATGGTGAACGGAATCTTTTCTTCCTCCGTCGGCTCTGCTTCCTCGACCACCTGTGCAGGTTCCTCCGCCGCCTCGGTGGTGTCCACAAAGGCAAAGGCCGGTGTCGAAAAGCCCACTGCCATCAGCAGGGTCAGAATTGTGCTGGGGATAACAACTCCCAGCCGTTTAAGCATCTTTTTCAATCGCTTCCTCCGTTTCTGCTTCCTCCGAAGCCTTGTTTACAGCGGTCAGGAACGTCACATTGCCCGCCTGAATGTTGTCCAGCAGAGCCAGCAGTTCGCGCCCTCCCATCTTGGTGCTGCGGATGGCACGAATGATCTCGCTGTCCTCTTCCTTTTTCTGTGCTGCCCGGATGGTTCTCAGCCGTTCTTCCAGTTCTGCGATCTGCTGTTCGGTCTTTTCAGCTTCATCCAGATATTTCTGTAATTTCTTGCCCATCGGCCCTCCTCTCAGTTTATACGGCCAAAGCCTAAAAAGTGGCTTTGCCAGTAGGTCGAATTGATACTAGTGTAGGAAATGGGGTCACCGCAGTGGATCATCATGCCATTGCCGACGTAGATTCCAACGTGCGACGCACCAACAGTGTTATAGGTTTTCTCGAAGAAGATCAGGTCGCCGGGCTGTGCATCCGCAGGAGAAACATAGCTGCACTTCCCGCGCAGGCCGTTGGCTGTTGTACGCCCAACGCTCCACCCATTGCCGCAGTTATTGATGACCCAGCATACGAAGCCGGAACAGTCAAAACTGGTGCTTGGGGAACTGCCGCCCCACACATACGGCATACCGAGATATTTTTCAGCTTCCTCAATCATCCTTGCGAACTTTTCATCCGAAAGGGCTTCCGAAGGAATGTCGTACTTGAAGCCACCGCCGGAACCACCAGCACCACCTGTGCCGATACTGCCCGTTGTGCCGCCGCTGTAAGTCGGTGAGCCTGCGCCGAACAGTTCGGGGCGGTTGCCGTAGATCAGGTTGTAGGTGTCGTATCGCCCGGTCTGCTTCTTGTTCATGTTCTTCCGCGCGATGGTATCAAAGCCCTTATTTTTCAGCAGGACATTGAGGATTTTATACTCGTACTCCACTTCTTCCTGATAAGTATAGGTTTCCATGCTGATGTTTCCAAAAGCGTCAATCGTTGGACGAACCCCTACTCTGGTTTCCATGCGAGTGCGAATCTCAATGGTTTCCCACACTTTCAGGAGATACTGCTGCTTGAACAGTTCCTTGATAACAGGTTTGACCTGTCCTCTGGTGAACTGCTCATAGACCGCAGTCAGATGGGAAATCAGCTGATACGGGTCATGCCCGATTTCGTCAAGTTGATAGCGGTATTCATCATAGCCCGGATGGGTGGATTCCATCTGCCGAATCTGCTTATCCAGTTCTTTTTCCAGTTCCAGATAATCTTCTTCCGCACCTTTCATGTCGGCATCCTTGCTGGGGTAGGTCGTTCCCACAAAGGTACTACCCGTTCCCTGAATCGCTGCACCACAGCTTGAAAAGGCCCCCAGCATGACCATCACCAGCAGGATGCCAACACCAATACTGACCCACAGGGTTTTATTCTGCACGACGATCTCCTGCACCGCCGCTTTCGCTTTCTCCGTAATGGTGTTGGTTGCCGCTGCTGCCTGCTTGCTGGCGGCAGTTCCGGCTTTCTGGCCGCGCTTGGCGGCTGCATAGGCATCCTTATACTGCTTTTTCTGGTAAAACTTCGCGCCGACTGTCTTTGCTTCACCTCCTGCGGCAGTCGGTGGTGGCTGGGGCTGTTTCTTTTTCAGCGACGGTTCTGCTGCATTTTCTGCAGTGCCACCCTCGCTCTCGGTGAATTTCAGGCGGCTGGACTTCTGATCCTCCACACCTCTTTTCTCCGCTCTGGCAGATTTATCTTTGGGCTTTTTTCTGCCTTTGACAAAGTGGTGCAGGCGTTCAGCTGCTTCTTCTGACTTGTGTGCAGCTTCCACGCCGGAATTGTCCTTTTCTACCTGATGTACTTTCTGATGAGCAAACCCGGTGGCGGTGTCCACTCCTTTCTTGGCCACCTTCTTAACGCCCATTCCTACGCCACGGACAATACCGCCTTTTTCATCTTCAAAAGAAAGTCGGCCTTTCTTTGTGGGCGGCTCTGCATCCGATTCCACAGGCGCATCCTTCGGCTTGCCATCCTCCTGATGGGCTTTGTAATAGTCTGCGCTCTGCTTGGCGGTGCTGTGATGCCGGGGTGCATCCTCCTCCCCGTCCCCAGCATCCATGCACCGTTCTTCTTCCACGATAGTTTCTTCATCTGTTTCCTTTTCCGCAGTTTCTTTTGCCGAATCTTCCTGCTCCGGCTTTTCTGCTGCGGTTGCGGACTTCTGTTCCCCGGTGCGGAGGTTTTCATCCACCAGACCATCCTTGGTCATTTTCTGGACGATTTTATCTCTGCCCCGAAACTTTTTGTCTGCTATGGAAATCACCTCCTTCCGGCTGGAGCCGTCATGCGATCAGGGCTGCGTGGGTTTCCCACTTATCAAGCACCTGCTCCAGCTTCCGGGCAAAGGCGATCAGACGGGCATTCACTTCCTCACGGTCAAGATAGCCGTGGGCTTCCATGTGAAAGCCGTCAGTCAGTTCATCGGCCAGTGTACCAACGGCGTAAAAGTCCTCCAGCACCGTATGCACCACCGATTCTTCATCGTGGAAGTTGAGCGGCTCCACCTCACCAAAGGGCGGGCCGGAATCGCTTTCGTGCGGCTCCATGTCAGAGTGATGATGAATCCTGCTGCTCAGTCGGTCAAAAATGTTCGGTGTGTTCATGCTTCTTTCTTCTCCTTGTATTTTCCCATCTCATTGGGTTTGGTGGTCATCAGGCTATACAGTTTCAGCGATGTATCGAACTTATCCTTGAACGGGATAATCGTGTTACCGTAGAACAGCAGTCCCTCACCCTCGTTACTGTTCGTCACATACGACAGCTGGAACGGCGAAATGTTAAGCTGCTTGGCAAGGATTTGCCGATCGCCGGATGCTTGGTTGAGCATATAAATGAAATCGCTGTTCTCAAAGATATTCTCGATTTCCCGGCTGGCCAGCAAATCCTTGATGTTCTGCGTAATTCCCGTCGGCACACCGCCCCATTTTCGGAACCGCTTCCAGATTTCGACGCTGTATGCAGCGGTCTGTTCCTCTTTCAGCAGGAGGTGGAACTCGTCTATATAGTACCGCGTGTTCTTTTTGCTGTTGCGGTTGACGGTAACGCGGTTCCAGACCTGATCCTGAACGATAAGCATACCCAGCTTTTTAAGCTGCTTGCCCAGTTCTTTGATGTCGAAACAGATAATGCGATTATCCAGTTCCACATTGGTCTGATGGTTGAACACACGCAACGAACCATTGACGTAGATTTCCAGTGCCGTGGCGATACGCTGCGCCTGCCGTTCCTTCTGCTCCCGCAGGCAGTCGTACAGATCACCGAGCGTAGGCATATTTTCCGGCTTCGGGTCATTCAGATACTTCTGATAGACCAGCGGCAGGCAGCGGTCTATAACCGACTTTTCTTCTGGCTCCATGCCATCCCGTGCGCCCATGATAAGTTCGCACAGGGAAAGAATAAAGTCCGATTTCATGCCCAGTGGGTTATCATCGTCCGCGTAGTTCAGGTTAATATCCATCGGGTTGATGTAATCCCGGCTGGTGGACGAAATATGGATAACCTGACCACCCAACGCTTCCACCAGCGGATAATACTCGCCCTCCGGGTCTGCCACGATAATATCGTCCGTTGTGGTAAAGAACACGTTGGTGATCTCACGCTTTGCACTGAACGACTTACCGCTTCCCGGTGTTCCGAGAATCAGACCGTTCGGGTTTTTCAGCTGCTTTCGGTCTGCCATAATCATGTTGTTAGACACTGCGTTCAGACCGTAATAGAGGGAATCGCCCTCCATAAAAAGCTCCTGCGTGGTGAAGGGAACGAAGATGGCAGTGGAAGTGGTGGTCAATGCGCGCTTGATGGGAACGAGGTTATTGGCCAGCGGCAGGCTGCTCATAAGGCCCTGCTCCTGCAGATAGTCCAGACGGTTCAGAGTGCAGTTAAACTTCTGAGCGATACCAGCAGTCTGAAACACCGCACTATCCAACTCCTGTTTGGTCTTGGCTGTATTGAGGAACAGCACCGTAACAAGGAACATACGCTCGTTACGGCTCTGCAAATCGTCCAGAATCTTTTTGGCCTCGCCGCCATAAGTTGCAAGGTCACTCGGAATAATTTCCATATCATAACCAGACCTCACAGCTTTCTTCTGTTCCTCAATTTTCATGCGATCCAGGTCGGTAATTTTGCCCTTGATCAGTTTGATGGCTTTCAACTGGTCTACCGACTGCACATGGATACTGACCACCAGATTTTTGTCCATATCCAGAAACTCGGCCAGCACCTTATCCGTCAGTTCCGGGGCAAGGATGTTCAGGTAGGATGCTGCACCGTAGGTGTCACCCATCATAAAGTCCTTTCCGCTCTTGAACAGGAAGCTGGTCGGGGCAATGAAGTCTTTAGTCGTCATGCCGCTCTGCAGGATGCGGTCATAGCTGAAATCGAACTTCTGCTGTTCCTCCTGATGAAAGGTTTCGTACATGATCTGAAGCCGTTCCACGCCGTTCAGCGGGTAGGCTTTCACACCCAGCACCTTGAAATTGTTGAGAATATCGGTTTCGATACGCTCCAGCCGGGGCTTTGCTTCCCGGACGCTCTTTGCTTCGATGCTGAATGTGATATACTTCGTGCGAACCAGACCGTTGTTACCCTTGGCAAGCTGCTGTTTCAGCATCTGTGCATATTCCATACGCACATCGTCAAACGCGTCGTGCTGCGGCTCGATCTGGATTACCTTGTTGTACTCGCTCATATCGCTCTTGTGGTTGATGAACGACAACTGAAAGCGGATGCTGGCATCGAAATAGTTGAGGAAGTCGCACCAGCTTTCAAAGATGGTGTTTTTATCCTCGTTCTGTGCCAGCTGGTAGTTGATGTCGTAGAATCGGACAGTTTTGGAGTACAGATGTTCCTCCACCCGGCAGATACCGTCGCGCCCCATTTCCAGATATGGAATGGAACGCTGCACGGTGAGCCGCTGTTCCTTCTGGCTCTTTTCGGGTTTCCGAAAGAACCTCTGGAAGAAGCCGCCCGACTGCGGTTTCTTCTTCGGTTCACTTTTTACCAAGGATGCCTCCTTTCTTCTGGATCGGTGCTGCGGTTTCCAGTTCCCGCTCATACAGGTTTTCGACCTCATAGCGGCGTACCGCAGGACGTTTGAATCGGACGCTGATGAAATTCGTCAGGATGGTTTCAAGGTGCATCCCGTTTTTCTCGTATAGAGCAAAGAAAAATTCCGGCAGCATCAGGAGCACCATGCCTGCCGCCGCATTGCTGGTTCCCAGCGTACCGCGCATGAGAAAATAGAACGGAACGCCGATGCCCGCCGCGAAACCCATACACACTAGCTGGCGTTTCGTCAGGTTCAGAAAGACCTTATTCTTCACTTTGGAAAGGTCTTTGGGAATCGTCACATAGGCCATTTATCGCCAGAACAGCCAGACCGCCGCCGGGAAACGGCGTTGTCTGCTGCCTTTTCCTTTCATTGGATTTTCCCGGATTTAGTGACTGCCGAAGATCTGTTTGGACAGACTTCCCGTTTTGAGCAGCGAGAAGCAAAGAATCACCGTGTAGGCCATTGTGCCGAACAGTGCCGAGTGAATATCCGAAGATACCCGGATGCTGCCGATAAGGGCTGCATAGATTGCCACGCAGACCATCATCAGGAACGCCTGGAATGCCAGCGCGAACAGCCCTCGGAAGTAGTTTGTACCCACATGGCCCCATTCACGGTTACTCATGGTTGCAAACGGAATCGGAGCAAGCGAAGTGTAGAGGTATATTTCTATCATTCTGCCGTACATTATCACTGTGATAACCACTGACAGAATTTTCAGACACCAGCTTACAACAAGGGTTTCCAATGCCAGCGTCACCAGTTCGCCAATCGCCATTGTTGCCATTGCCGCCTGCATCTGCATGGAAAGAGAACTAATATCAATGGCGGTATTGCCACGGATAATACCGGAGGAAGAATTTACCACCGACTGTCCAATGTCAAATACCGCCATTGCAATATCGAACGTATGGCTGACGAGATAGACCGCGATCCACATCTTCACGAAATACTTGAAGAACATCCAAGTGTCTACATCGTGCAGATTGTTTCGTTCCGTCAGCATCGAGATCAGTTCGTAGCAGAGGATCAGCGTAATGATGATTCCTGCAATGGGGATCACCACCGAATCCGAAATGTTACGGATCATACTGAAAATGCTGCTGTTCCACCCTTGCGGTGTCTGCCCGACCTGAGCAGCGATTTCACTGGTCTGTTGGTTGACCGCTGTGAACATCGTACTCAGGTTGGACTCCACCATGCCGGAAAGAAGTTCCCTCATCCATTTTTCGATTGCTGCGAAAATATTGTCGAACAATGGCGGGTTTTCCTCCTATCGCTTGTTAATTAGCCGAACAGACCAGAGAGCAGCGGGATCAGCTGGGTGCCGATGAGGATGACACCGCCGCCGGACATCAGCTGCTTCATGCCCTGCGACTTTGCGCCGGGGTTGTCGTTACCATATCCTTCCATGAGGTTCACAACGCCCCAAACACCAAGGCCCGCGCCGATGGCAACAACGAGAGTCTGCAGAACGGTAATAGCCTGATTGAAGAATTCCATAGTCGTTTTTCGCCAGATTGCAGCATTGATAAAAAGTACGATTCCAAAAGAAAAACAGGCTGGCACATCTTCGGTGCTACCTGTTTCCTGCAATTCTGGCTTCTCCTTTCATTTTCATAAAAATCAGCCTTTTGAAATCGCAAAAAATGTAGAGATCAGTCGGACGAGGTTGCTGTCATGGGGTCTGCCCGGACAGGCGGGCGGATGAATTTACTTCGGATAATGACCTCCTTTCTATGCTGTGCTTTCTTCGGACACATCCACCTCGTAGCAATCAAATTCTTCATCCATCCGCAGCCTTAGTTCGTGCTTCAGGTAGCGTTCCACATCGAAAGCGTTCTTCTTATCAAAGTCCGACAGTTCTTTGTACCGCTTATGCTTGGTAATGTCGAATTTGTCGCTCAGGAATGGCCTGACTCCGCGCAGCTGCAGGATGCACTTGCTGCCGTCCATGACAGAAAGCTCATCCCGGCTCATAAGCTCTTTCCCGGTCTTTTGGTAGGTTGTACCAAAGGATGGGCTTTGACCGCGCGTGTCGGAAGTGTTATATAGGTCGATGGTTTCTTTCCCCAAGGTTTCAGAAATCTCTTTGAGTGTCGAGCTTTCCTTACCGCCGAGGAACAGCATGGTATCGCAGTTGCCGATGATGGTTTCTGCGGCATCCTTGTAGATGGTTTTCAACTGGCTCTGCGACTGCAGGATGATGGATGCCGAAATCTCGCGGCTGCGGATGGTGGCGATCAGCTTATCGAACTTCGGGATCAGACCGATGTTCGCAAACTCATCGAGCAGCAGCCGTACATGATACTTTAGCTGACCTCCGCATTGATCGTCTGCACGGTCACAAAGCAGATTGAAAAGCTGGGTGTACATGATGGACACCACGAAATTGAACGTATCGTCCGTGTCGGAGATGATAACGAACAAGGCCGTGCGGCGATCCCCCAGCAAATCCAGTTCCATTTCATCGTAGGCCATAAGGTCACGCAGCTCCGCAATGTCAAATGGGGCTAATCTGGCACCGCAGGAAATGAGGATGGATTTTGCGGTCTTGCCCGCCGACAGCAAAAACTTTTTGTACTGCCGGACGGCGAAGTGCTCCGGTTTCTTCTGTTCCAGTTCCTCAAAAAGCTCATCTACGGCATTCTTAAATTCTTCGTCATCCTCGCGGGCTTCGCTGGCATTGATGAACTCCAGCAGCGTGGAAAAGTTCTGCTCCTCCTCCGGGGCTTCATACCAGATGTAGCCGATCAATGCACAGTAAAGCAGCCGTTCCGCTTTGATCCAGAAATCTTCGCCGGATTTTTCTCCATCGCCCTTTGTATTGGCGATGATGGTATTGACCAGTTTCAGAATATCCTTCTCACTGCGGATGTAATGGAACGGATTGTACCGCATGGATTTTTTGAAGTTGATGGTATTCAGGACTTTGATTTTATACCCGGCATCCGAGAGCATCTTTCCGCACTCGATAATGATCGTACCCTTGGGGTCCGTTACGACATAGCTGACCTTTTGGGGCATCTGCATCAAGTTGGGCTTGACGTAAAATCGGGTCTTACCACTGCCGCTGCCTCCAATCACAATGACGTTCTTATTGCGGGCGTACTTCGGATGCTTTGGTCTACCACTCATCATCAACCGTTCGGTCTGTGTGAGTATGACGTTGTTCTCGAATACCGGGTCAATAAAAGGTTCGATGTCCTTCTGGTTGCCCCACCGGGCAGAGCCGTATTCCTCGCCTTGCCGATACTTCTTAGCGTTTTTCCCTTTGAAGTAGATCACTGCTTTCAGCGCAGCTGCACCGGCCAGACCCACCATCAGGTCGAACGGGTGAAAACTGAGCAAGACACTTTTGTAGGCCAGGCCAAAGTTCATAAAAAGAACCATGAGCCTGTCCACCACGGAATCGCCATTGCAATGACGGTAGAGCCATGCGGCCTTTTCCACCATATAAAAGGCGATGATGTACGGAAAATTCAGCAGGATCAGCTTTTTCATATCTGCTGCCTGCGCCATCCTGCTGAACTCTGCAGCCAGCTTTTTGCCCCATGCCGTACCACCCGTCTGGTTGGACGCTGCTTTGCGCGGCAGGCGGGCAGGTGTTTTCGGATTTTTCATCGTATCGGTTCCTGCTCCCTCTTCTTTTCTTTCTTGAGCTGACGGTGATTGGAAAGCTCCTCTTTCACCTTTTCCAGCTTCTGACGCACCGATTCACGTTTCTGCTTTTTCAGCGTTTCGCTGGTATACTCCTTAAAGGCAGCGGTCATAACATCCACGTCCTTGGCCTTAAAAAATACCAGATATTCGCTTTTCCCCTCCTGTTCAACCTTTTTCAGACTATAATCAATGCCATATTTCCGGGCCACCCGGTCAAACGACTTGATATTATTGTCCGTGACAACGATGTTCGTGATCTGCGCGCCGCTCTTTTGCAGGCTCTTGATGCTCTGCTTACCTGTTCTCTTACATTGACCTTTCCCTTTCTCCTGCTGCTTTTTCTTGTCCATCTCTGCCAGCAGCTTTATCAGGGCTGCTTTCAAAATCTGTGCAGTGATTTTTCCTCCTTTGATGCACAGCGAAATGGTTTTCTCATTGACTTCTTCCTGCACGGTTGCTCACCTCCCATCTATCGCCGCTGCATCAGGGGCGGACTGCCCCGGCCGCAGGCGGCGCGGTATCGCCCAGCACCGAACGGAACTTCTTGCGGCACTGGTGCAGCAGATAACCGCACTCCCATTTGTGGCGGCAGTGCTTGCAGGGATGGCCGCTGTCCGTTCCCGGACGCTGGCGCATCATGCGTTCAAACGGATTATCGGTAAAATTCATAGGCTTAACCTCCCTGTTCAGCCAGCGGCAGCACCCCGCGCCGCTTTAAAGTGTGGTAAAGGAACTTCCGACCTTTCTGCGTCCATGCAGTGTGCAACTTTTCCACTTCGGAACCATCGCTGCGCTGGAGCCGGAACGTCAGGCTGGACGTATAGCCTTTGCCGTGGTGTTCCGAATAAAGTACCCACTGACCGTTGACCCGGTACTGGATGCCGTGCAGATGCAGCAGCCGATTGAACACCTTGGCTCCACAGCCGTACTCTTTGGCGATCTGCGTGGTTGTCACCAGCGAATTGGACTCGCTCAGCTGCGCCTCATAGCTACTCCGGCGCGGCGGCTTCTTATGCAGCAGGCCCAGCAGCGCATCCCAGTCAAACGGCTGTGGATGGTACGCCGCACCGACTGCCGTATGGTGCAGCTTGCAGAGCTTCTTTGCCATGTCCTGCGTGATGCGGTAGTCTTTCACATACCGCTGCACCGTGCGCCCACCTTCATCCTGCAGCCGGACACGGGGCATATACTCGTAGTCGCGGCCCTCGATGAAACCATACTGGCACATACGCGGAAACCACTTTCGGAAATCACTGCGAATGTGCATCTGGTCGTACAGATCACGCGCCCACAGCGTAGAGGGCAGCGTGTCCATACTCATGAATACGATGTTCATGGGGTTGTCCTCCTAGTTTTTATCTACTCTGCCGCCCCACCCAAATTCACGCCGAACCTGTGCGGAATAATAGCTATCTACTGTCACAGGTGCGTTATAAAGTGTTGCCAGCAGGTATTGCTTGATGTTCCGAATCTGAGTGCTGTTTTCTTTTAAGCACTCCAATATGTACTGGATATGCGAGGAATCCAGCTTCATCAGGCGGCTTTTCACCACCTCTTTCGGCTTTTCCTCGCCACAGATGCGCAGGAGCTTCTTTCTGCTGGTGACGGTTTCTACCAGCAGTTCCAGAATCTCATACAGAATCGCTTTATCTGCCGGATAGCCCTGTTCCAGAATTTCCAATTCCAGAGCCTCCTTGAAATAGCGGCGGTACTGTTCTTCTTCCTGCAGTTCAGCCGGATAGATAAGATCAGTCTCACTATTATCTGTCTTATTTATCTTCTCAGTATTACTTCCGTTTGATTTTGGAACTCCCGGAAGTTCGTTTTTCAAACTGCCGGAAGTATGATTTTCATACTTCCAGTAGTTCGATTGCGAAAGCCCCGCATAAAGGTCTTTCACATACAACAGATTGGGTTTGCCAAGTCCCTGCCTGCGCCGCTCGATAAGTCGGAACTCCTGTTCCAGTTCATCCAGCAGTTTGACCGCCTTTTGTCTGGCACAATGAATAGAGTCCATGACTTCCTCTATCGTGCAGATAATATAGGCGTTGCCGTGCCTATCCTGCCAACCATTCCTAATGGAAAGGCTCATACGGTCAAGCAGCACAGCATACAGCAGCTTGGCATCCCCGGACATCTTCTGGAATGGATCAGCCTTGACCAGTGCTTTCGGCACTCGGTAAAAGCTGTATCGGTCTGCTTCCAGACCTTTGAAATACGGGTAATGTAAATTCATCACCTCCTGTCGGATTGGATTTGCACTATTGGAAATAACAGTACATTCCTGCGGTGGAACACGTTTCCTTGCTCCACCGCAGTGTATCTGCTGTTATTTGAGTTTTGCCATTCTGCCCCAGCCCGTTCCTGCCCCATATTTCAGCGGCGTATTTTCCGGTAAGATGCGCAGAATGCACATTCAGTGCCAGAAGTATCTCTCTGGGATGGCTTATTCAATTTTCAAAGAGCTTTTGTGAGGGCTTGTTGTATAACCCTTACACCTATAGCATTCTAAAAGGGGTGTTTGGCAACCACTTTTTCAAATTTTCTCAAAAAAAATTTGCCGCAGGGATTTTTAAGTCCCCACGGCAGTTTTTCTATATTATGTATAAGTGCAACGGATGCGGTGAAGCCCCTTTTTGATTCCCTTTGTCACATATTGATGTGATACTCCCATCTCAGCAGCAATTTCCCGGTGCGTCATTCCCTCAATATAGTGGCGACAAATCATTTCCCACTGGTGCTTTTTCAGCAGTTCGCTTGCCTTTCTCAAAAATTCTTTATTCAACACAAAATCCATAACATTTATACGCGGATCTTCCATTTCATTGTTGTACTCCGGATTCACATCCGCCGCATACGAAAAAGTTTCACTTTCCCGTGCTTCAAGATTACGCACAAGTCGATCCTCTCCCTCCAGCACAAGACGAATATGCCATTCCATATCCTCAAAATGGTTATGTGGAATTGTCTGATGCTCATTTCCCTGCGATTCATAGTAGTAGTGTGTACAGTTATGAAGTGCAAACACCGTATATCTTTCGTGTGCATGGTAGGAAACATATCCATTTTTATAGACGACTACTTCCGCATGGTTCTCCATCTGTTTTCGGAGAATCACTTCTATACCATCTTCCAATATCTTCTTCAAACCCGGCACTCGCTTAAATTCACTTGCAACAGGAACCATCTTCTTCAGTTCTTTCAAAGTAATAAAATTCATTTTAACCACCTTCCTGCCTTTCGGCAACAGGTGAGTCTTCTATGAAAGAACAGCAGAAATGACCTCAGACCCACCCGTTTTTTTTGAACGGGGAGCCTAAGCTCCATTCGATTAAATTTATGCCTATACCTATAGCATTCTAAATAAGGGTTTTGGCAACCACTTTTTTCAAAAAACTTTCAAATAAAAAAGCCGGAACAGGATGAACTACTTGCAGGCGCACTACTGCACTGCATTCGCTCATTCTGTTCCGGCCTATATCACATATTGCTACGGTATCGCTCTAACAAACAGATATTATATTGTAGACCCAAAAGAACGTCTGGTGGAGCTGGTCGGCTAACCAGGTGCCGCCTAAGATTCCACCTCTGCGCTTTCAGTGTCGATGAAGCACTCTGCTTCAGGCTTCTTTCCGTTGGTTCTCTGCTGTGAAAAATTCGATACTCTTCACGGGAAGGCCGTGAATGCTCTCCACCAGAGATTCAGCAGAAATATAATCTTCACAGCCACCACGCTTGATCTGAAGCATATTCTTTCCATCAACGACACTGCGATTCCCGATCCGCAGCCCCTTTGGGGTGCGGATTTCATGTTCTCCGTTGCTCATCTTCTCACGGCCTCCTTTGTGTTGGTTTAAGTTTCTTTTTTCTTCTATTCAATTTCACCTTTTGAACTTCCGCTCTTTTTTCACCTTTTTCGGCTTGCATATTTACGATTTTTACGGTATAATAATCCAAAAGATGATAGAATATAGCATATATTATAAGCAAGTCGTACCGCCGTGTCAAGAGGAAAATGTGAAAATTCGTTGCATCTTTCAGATTGAATATTTACAAATTCCTTTGTACATTGTTACAGCACGATAACTACGCCATAGAAAGGTTGCAAACATGAAATTTGGAGAGAAAGTTCGCGATCTACGAAAGAAACATTCTTTAACACAGGACGAATTGGCACAATGTCTGGGTATCAACAAACGAACGATCATCGGATGGGAGCGTGATGGCCGCTACCCTCGCAGCATTGAAATGCTTGAAAAGATGGCCGATATATTCCATGTTCCTCTGACCTATTTACAGCCGGATCAGTCTTTATTTATCGAACGTGCCGCCGAAGTCTACGGAAAAAAGGGCAAAATAGAAGCCCAGCATCTCGCATTTGAGCTTACTGAGCTATTTGCCAGCGGAGAGTTGACCCCACAGGATATGGACGGCATCATGTATGAAATGCACAAAGCCTATTTTAAGTACCGAGAACAAAAACGAGAAAAGGAACGAATAATGAACCTGTGAACCACTGTTCTATTCACTATGCTATCCCCGGAAGGAGATCACATTATGGATTCTGCATTTATTCACCAAGCCGCCAACGAACTTGTCCAAAGTGCCGGAACTCGCAACATCAAACAGATCGCGCGCAGTTGCAGTCTGGACATCAGTGAAACATCCCGCATTAAAGATATGTTAGGGTTACTTTCACTCTATTTTGATAAGCCTTTGATCCTTATCAATCGCCAGCTGGACAAACAGACAAAGCAGATGGTGTGCGGCTATGCACTCGGACATTATCTGGAGCATCAGCTGCTTATGGACTTGCATACCCTGGACAGGTTTCTGACCATTAAGGACAAGCACATTCTTCTTTACGAGCATAACGCTTTCACATCCCACTTGATGCTGGACAGTGATGAAGTCTATCAAATGACGAAGCGTGGGTTTGACGCTGCGCAGATTGCTGTAGCTAAGCGGATTCACCTCAATCTGGTGATGGTGAAATTACTGGAGCTGCACCACCTTGGATATGATCTGCGGCATTACCATGAGCAGCACCATGCGTTTATCGAGCAGTTCAACCTTCCGGCACATTTTCAGTTTGATGTTGCCGCTGGATAAACATATATTCTTATAACCCTAAAACCCGTAATGAACGGCACGTTATGCCTGTCCATCACGGGTTTTTCGTATTATTTCAGTTTTGCGAGGATTTCATCAGCACTCATGCCTTCGGCAAGCAGCTTCTTCAGGACGGATTCTGCTTCTGCCTTTTTCGCTTCCTCTGCAGCCTTAGCATCTGCCTTTGCCTTCTTCGCTTCCAGCGTTACCACTTCTTTTTCGGCCTTCTTCAGAGCAGTCTTCTTCTCTTTCAAGTCAGCCTTTAAAGTGTCAATGTTGGCGGTGATGGATGCGATTTCCGCTGTGAGTGCTTCCTTCGCGGACTGCTTTTCCGCAATCTGCGTTGCAAAATCAGCAGTCACAGTTTTGGGCTTGTTCTTGCTACCTTTTGTTCTGGGCATAATAAATAACCTCCAGAAAATTATAGTAATTTTAGTATAGCACTCTGATAAGGCTGTTTCAATATTACGCTTAATAAATGCTTATTTTCTGGTAGACTATTTTCAATTTACAGACTATATCCTCTATCACGAATCACATCGACAACTTCGGAAACATATTTCTGACAAGTATCATGATCAGAGGCTTCCACCATCACACGCACCACAGACTCCGTGCCGGATTCACGAACCAGAATACGGCCAGTATCCCCCAGTGCTTCAGCCACATTCTTTACCGCTGTCTGCACAGCCTCGTCGTTCTGTGCTGCCTTCTTATCCGTTACACGAACATTCTCCAGCACCTGCGGATAAATTTTCAGCGGTGCTGCCAATTCGCTCATCGGCTTCTTTTTAGCCAGCATAACTTCCATCATTTTCAAACTCGTCAGGATACCATCACCTGTGCTGGCATACTTGGAGAAGATGATATGTCCGCTCTGCTCACCGCCGATACGACAGCCGTTCTTTGCCATATACTCATAGACGTACTTGTCGCCCACAGCGGTCTTAGCATAACCAATGCCCTTTTCGTCAAAGGCCTTATACAGACCAAAGTTGGACATAACTGTGGTGACAACAGTATTATTTAACAGCTTACCACGTTCCTTCATGTAGCAACCGTAAATGTAAAGGATATGGTCGCCAGTGATAACATTGCCCTTTTCGTCCACGCACAGGCAGCGGTCGGCATCCCCATCGTAAGCAAAACCAACATCCAAGCCCTTCTCCACAACAAACTTCTGAAGGCCCTTGATATGGGTTGAACCTGCATTGTTATTGATGTTCAGGCCATTCGGATTATTATTGATGACATAGGTATCTGCGCCAAGCGCATCGAACACGGACTTTGCGATATTCCAGGAGCTACCATTGGCGCAATCCAAACCGACCTTGACACCCTTAAAGGAGTAGATGCCCAGCGAGATCAGGTAGCCCATGTAGCGGTTGCGACCTGCCACATAGTCCACAGTGCAGCCGATGTGCTCACGATGAGCAAAGGGCAACTCTGGCCAGTCCTTATCAAAGACATGGAGTTTGCCATCAATGTAGTCCTCCACCAGCAGCAGAGTTTCCTCAGGCATTTTCTCTCCATAGCAGTCGATTAGCTTGATGCCATTGTCGTAGTACGGATTGTGACTGGCAGAGATCATAATGCCGCAATCAAAGTCATCCACGCGAGCGATGTACGCCACAGATGGAGTAGTGGTAACATGGAGCAAATAGGCATCTGCACCAGAAGCGGTCAGACCAGCCACAAGGCTGTACTCGAACATGTACGAGCTGCGGCGGGTATCCTTACCAATAACAATACGAGCAGGGTCGGTGTCACCGTTGCGCTCACGGAGACCATTATAATACCAGCCTAAGAAGCGACCAACCTTATAGGCGTGATCCGCTGTTAATGTAATTCCGGCTTCTCCACGGAAGCCGTCGGTTCCAAAGTATTTTGACATTGTTAGTTTTCCTTTACTTTTTTCTTTCCCACCATCCATGGAGCAAGTCTTACAACAACCTCATATGCCGTACTGCATATTGCCATCGTAATAACTACCACTACCATGGCCAGTAGAAAATTTTCTCTCACTGCATCTGTACCCAGATTCAACAGAATTGATACAATTTTTACCACAATTCGATACACAGGGCCGTGAATACAAAGAATAATTAGAGAAATCCGACCAAAGTATTGCAGGATTCTATTCTCGTTGATAAGTTGAGAAATCAGAATTACAGCGGCAACACCAATCAGGGCTGTTACAAACCACATGATTCCCATAGTTAAATGATAGCATGATAAGGAAAAGCTCAAAGCAAGCAGAACTATCGCTACTATTCCTGCTTTCACTTTTTTCTTTACCGCTTTCACGCTTTTCCCCGCTATGAACACACCCACAGCATAGAATCCTATGTACTTGAATACACGATCAATGCCCCAAATAAGTCCATGCATTGGAACCACAATAAAAGCTAAACTCATTAGAGCAGAAACAAGATAAGCCATTCTCCTTCCGCCTAGATTAACCAGTATATTAAAAAGGATTACCGTTACAAAGAAACATGGTAAGAACCACAAATGGATGTTGAACTCCAAATTATCATAACAGCCAGAGAATAAACCGAACAAAGAATCCATAAAACTCATATCTGAATCCCGGAATCTTCTCTCCATCAATTGCCAGTAGATAAGAACCAGAAAACCGAATGAGAAATACGGAATAACAATGGTTTGGATTCTTCGCTTTATGTCTGCTAAAACTGTTTTTTCTTTATACACCCATCCTGCTGCCAAGAAAAACAGCGGCATATGGAAGGAATACAACCAATTAAAGATGGTTTGATTGGAATAGATATGCCCTATAACAACAAGGATTATGCCTATCCCTTTTAACACGTCAAGCCATGATAAACGCTCTGCTCTGCTCTGCTCTGCTCTGCTCTGCTCTGCTCTGCTCTGCTCTGCTCTCAAGATTGTGTCATCTCCCAACTCTTTGTCAATATGAAAGTTTATCTTCTAATTCCAACTTTAGACAAAATAATCTTGATTTCATTTTTCAAATATTCTTTCGGTAGTATTTTCTTCATAGCAAAATCAAAACCCTTTTCTAAGTTTTCAAAGAAAAACATTCTTGATGATGGAATTCTCGATGGATATTCCAATTGATGATTTAATTGGATCGCTCTTGTAATATCCGCATCAAATAGTTCCACATTTGACTTTTTTAGTAATTCTTCTCCCTTTTTCGTTTGACAGAGAACTAAAGATATTCCCTTTTTCTTTTCCTCTTCAGACAATTCACTTCCCCATGAATCACCTAATGAAATATCTGAAACACGAGATTGTGACGCATAACGACAGGAATAACAATTCTCAGTATAATCAATACTTTTCAGGAAAGCATATGTATACATATCAACAATCCGCGGAAAACCATTATTTTTCCCTACTGATCTTAAGCCAAATGATGTTTTCTCACGGAAATTCAACCCTTCTAATTCTTCGATATCCACTGATTTTTCTTTTAAATACATCTTCAACAATTCAGGTGAAGGGGACCCGTGGCATATTAAATCCACTGTATACAAATTATCTTGATTGCGTGAGAAATTTTTCAATGCCGCAACTTGACATGGCAATCCAACAAAAAGGACTTTTTTCCCTTCTTGTAGTTTCCTTTCAATATCTATATATATTGTTTTTGGATTACTTTTAACATATTTAGATCCTACAAATTGCTCAGCCCTTTGGGTCGAATTTGTCAATTCAAAAACAAATTCTCCCTTATTAAGCATACACGAAGCAACATATCCACCATTTTTAATAAATGAATATATAATTGATGAAGCAATTCCTCCTGAAGATGCATTACTTCTGATTTCAGGATTCAATGCCCATCCTTCTTTCCAAAAGATAGGGTTAACCTGCTCCACGCATTTTACATTAGGACAAATTTTTTCACACAACCCACAATTCACGCACTTTACTTCATCAATTACGGCATTATATGTCTTGTAATCATCTACAATAGTAATAGCACTCTTTTTGCACATATTTATGCAAGCCATACAACCAGCACACATATCCTTAGCGCACACGGTTTTCATGCAAAAGCACCTCCCGTGATAGGCACAAGAATATACGCTGTTTTCTCTATTATAACATTATTTCTTATACCCCCCCCCAGTTTTCGCAGCCTTCTTAAATCCTATAGCTTTTCTAATAGCCATGAGCCTTGGTGAAATAAAATAGCAACACCACATAATTTTTTTCTTAATACTTTTTTCCATTTTTAATGGCAAAAATATGTTTTTCCTAAGGTTAGAAACACACTCCTTATACGTTTCATTATATTCTAAAATCATATTAGATCGAACAAGGCCATCAATTATACTTCTATTGAAACAATACCTGTGATATTCCCATGCTTTCTCAATATCAATATTCTTTTTTATCCATGCTTCCTTTTGCAATTCCAAAGATTTGATTCCACACAAGTTACTCTTTAAATTGAATTTTCTCATCGCACTATCAGGATTAAAAGTTTGATGGTAAACTGCACTTTCACCAACTGCCACACTGTTTACATGTTGTAGAAACTCAACATTAAAAAGCATTCCTTCACCATACCAAATTTTTTCATTAAATTTTATATAATTCTCTTCGAGCACACTCCTTCGATACATCTTATTCCAAACTGCTACAAAAAGATCTCCCAAATAAATCCACTCAATAGCTTTTTCCGCACTAATCACAGAAAAATTATTATTTGATATATCATTGCAACCTGAATAATTATTCTTATTCATCACAACATCGCAGCTTGATTTCTCTAGTAAATCAACAAAATATGTCACATAGTTAGCATCAACCCAATCATCTCCATCGACAAAGGTGATATACTCACCTGAAGCGACAGCCATTCCTGCATTTCTAGCACTAGAAACGCCATGATTTTCCTGATGTATTACAACTATTCGATTGTCTTCCTCTTTCAGTCTATCAATGATATAACCACTTTTATCAGGAGAACCATCGTCAACAAGAATTACTTCTATATTTCCATAATCTTGTTTTAATAATGATCTAACACACTTATCAATATACTTTTCAACATTATATACTGGAACAATAATGCTAACCAACTTCTGCATTAGCTCACCCGCTTCCTTTGAATTTTATTTAGAAAAAACTGTAACATCGGAATCCAAGTTTTGGAAAACACCGTAAATCCAATCAAAAGAATCACAAGTTGAAGAAGGAATCCTTTCATTCCATCTACAAACATTAAAATTGCAGACACAAGCATTAATAACGAACCTAAAATGAATTCCTTATACATAATATCATACTTAATATATTTTCTAGTGTGGAACACACGGAACATAAAAACAGCAATATAACTTATACATGTTGCTAATGCAGCACCATAGACTCCTATCACTGGAATCAAGATAAAATTCAATAGTATATTAAACGCTGCGCCAAACGATCCAGAAAACAAATAGCCAAAACTATCCTTATGTACAGTATAACTTGTTGCCATGAAGGTGCCCAATGTTAAATAAACACATCCAATAATCAAAAACGGAGTATATTTCCAAGCGTCATAATAACTATCAGCCACATAAACTCCCAAGAATGGTTTTGTTAATAGCAAAAGGCCAATTCCCATCATAAACGCAATTGCAGAAAGTGTTTTGAACATTTTATTGTTGTATTCAGTTTCATCACTCGTGCCTTCTTCACGAATCGCAGAATAACTCCATGCTTGATTAAATATTCCTGTCAGCGTTGATACAAGGGTTGGAAGTTTATAAGAAACAGCATAGATTCCGTTAGCCGCTGCACCAATCATGTAGGTCACCATAACCCTATCTGAAGAATTCATGATCCACCACATAAATGTGTTCGGGATAAGAACAACCGAATACCGAATCATCTCTTTGAGTTTGCAACGATCTATGTTGTGAAAAGAGAACGCTTTATAGCCTTTTCCTGCAATAATGGCATAAATCGCAACTATAAAGTTTGCAATGATATATGCCAATAAATATCCACCTGTTTCCATTTTAAAGACAAGTAAAAATGTTATATTTAAAATCGCTATCATCAATGTCTGAAGGATATTTCCAAGTGAATACTTAAGTAACAATTCCTTTCCACGTAAATCGCATAGAAACAGTTGACTAGCAGATAAAGAAATGACATAAAAATATACATACATCGCATAGTCAGATACTTCTGTGATGCATCTGCATATTGGAATTAAAACCAGTCCAATTATCATCGCAATGAGTAGAACTATGCTTCCACACTGTGTGTTTTTTTCCTTATCTGCATCTTTGTCTAACCCGAACCGCATAACCGATTCAGCGATATTCAATGTAAGCATTGGCCCTGCAACTGTACTAATAGTAGTTATAAGATCCACCGTACCATACTGGCTCGTTGTTAAAACATTAGTATACAATGGAATCAAGAAAAAAGAAATCATCCTAGAGCCAATATTGCCAAGTGTAAAAATCAATGTGTTTTTTAATAAGTATCTATTTCTTGACTCACTACCCATTTTAAATATTTCCCTTTAAATACAACGTTGTTTTTTTACGTTCTTGTTCAATTATTTGATTAGTTTTATAAAAATCAATTTCGGTATTATAAAGCTGTTCAATATCTTCCATTTTTTCTACTTTTCTATCCAACTTATCTAATTTTTTTAGCAAAGCCTCTAATTTATTACGATTAGAATCACGTATAAGCGTACAGAATTTTGTATTCATTTTAATTGAAAATACCGTGCCGTGAAATGTATCTGTAATGACGTAATTCGCATTTTTAAAATAAGAAAAAACATATAGCGGATTACATATTATGTTTTTGTCTGCAATATTCGAATAATGACCAATACATATTATTTTCTTATTATGTCTATTCGCAAATTTTTTGATGTAGCACTCTTCTTCTCTACTTAATCTTCCTGTATATGCATATAAAATGATATAATCTTTTTCACTGGTCTTATATTCCGCAATTTCTTGTGCAAAATCATACATAAGAACTGGATCCATATGAATTTCCGGGTCATATCCTAATAATTGTTTAACAATATGTGCACTATTCTCGTCTCTTACAGAAATCGCTGCAAATTTGGATAACATTGTCTTAATTTCTTGTACAATGCCGGTCTCCACCAAATCTTCATAGCGCGTACTTCCGAAAGAAGCTGCATATGAAACAAGCTTATTACCTTCAAATCCATCACCAAATAATTGTTTAGAATACCCTACCGGATATGGCTGAAGGCAATTGAACACTTCATCGCTTCCAATAACTAACGTATCAACCCTGCAGTCATAATTCAGTTCATCCACTCCCATTTCCTTTAAATCTTGAATCAGTCTTCTCTCTATTTCTTTAAAGAACTGCATCTTTTTTAAGTAATTCCAAGGAGTTCTATTTTTTAGCACCTTATCCATTACACTTTCCGTGCGTTCTTGCTTCCTTTTCAGTCTATCTGTAATGTCAGTACCAAATCTGTAATCCACAAATTCAACTTCTGATTTTGAAATTGACTCAATCATTTTTTTTAAACCGTATGCCTACAAAAAGGACCCATAATTAATAATCCTTTGCATTGACATAATACCAATTTTCTTATCCATCTATTCATTTCTCCTCTATTTCATAAACATATACGGCACTGTTTGATGTGTTCCTGAATATACAAAATAAAACCACCAATAAAACATATAATATAGTATAATAATCGGCCGAATTATTACTCCACTTTTTTTTGGCTTTAACGCACTCATCGCCCGTGGTATTACAATTACATCAAAAATCGCAAAGTATAAAGCAATTCTTCCACCATAACCACTTACACTGGTAAACTGTGAGAATAAAACTGCATATACTTCCATAACTAAGAAGAAAGAAACATCTCCTCCCTGAGTTCTCAAATATCTAAAACTCCAAATGATTAGAATAATTTGAGGCACACGAATTAAAAGCTGATTTGGCATAAATGAAAGCTTACCAGTAACATAGCTTAAATACTGTCCAAATCCAAACGATGATAACGCTGACACAATTACAGACATCAATAGCATTCCGGCCAATCCTATTCCTGCTGCTATCACCATTCTCGGTGTTTCATTTCTCTTGCTGATATTGTTTCCAGTAAAGCTTAATTTAGTTCCCTTAACAATATAATCGTATAAAAGATAAATTAGCAATATCAGCAATGAACTTGTGTGGAATAAGAACGCTATGAACACACAAATAAATGCGTTTTTCTTTTCCTCATTTCTCCAATATTCGAAACCTAGAACTCCCAAAGACATAGCGATTGACTGACGCATCATATTCATCGAGGGATTATAAAAGGCCATACAAAAGACAAACATCGCCATCCAAAGGTTTGTCTGTTTATCTTTTCTAACAGCGATATATAGTGGCAAAATCACACACAATTCCAAAATGGTTTGGACGCAATACAATGAGCCCGTAATTTTTGTCACAATCAAAACTAACAGCGGAAATAAAGGTTCCATATCTTTCACATAATCCGTTGTCCATGTAAAAGCATGAAAGGATGAATTCAAGTATTCTCCAAGACTATGACATTTTTTTGCTGCCTCAAAAATAGGCACCAAATAAACTCTTGTATCTGTACCAATACTTTCCGCTCGCAGGCCAGCTAGCAAGCACAATGTTATAACCGCTACAAAAACAACGGGTTTTCTTTGTGTAAATATCACTCGATCAGAAAGTGCAAAAAGACCTATCGAAATCATAAATACAATAATATATGGTGTCATCTCTTTTTGCCTCCCCTCTTTACGCCTTCCACTTCCTATTTCTCGCAACGACAACCTTAAGTGCTATTCTATTTCCAAATAATGATATCGCAGCAAAAGCCCGTAATCTCTTTGGGGCATTGCCATCTTTTAGCACATTCATCCGATTCGATTTCAATACACTCTGAATGCGTTTATTCTGAAACTCTGAAAGCTGTGGATTTCTCGCAGCAATATCATATACAACATTTATATATTGAGTCGACAGTGCGTTATCAAATTGTGTTTTTCCTTTTACCGCTCTTGCAATATCATCGATAGCATCCAAAGCTTCTAAATGCTTTTCCTTATATCCAGAAACGACGATGCTTCCCTCATCGCGATAATAGTAAAAATAACCATCAAATCCCACATAGGTTACATTTTCACTCTTCAAAATTGTTTTATAGATTGTAAAGAGATCTTCAGAGAATTTTCCATAGGGGAATTCAACACCTGTAAACAGACTTCTTTTAAAAAGTTTTCCACATGCAGACGTGCCAAATGGTGTACCATATAGCATCCGAATCAAAGCATCTTCATTTTTGTAACTGGACACTTTCCAATCTATTACAGTATTTTTATCATCGCGTCTGCTCGTCCTCTTCATATTGGCAATAGCTATATCAGAATTGTTCTCTGACATAGCTTCAAAAAGAATTTTCACAAAATCCTTTGAAATATAGTCGTCACTGTCAACAAAAGTAATTAAATCTCCTGTTGCAACTTTCATTCCAGCATTTCTGGCATCAGACAAACCACCATTTTTCTTATGAACAACCTTGATTCTGCCGTCCATTGCTACATAGTCATCGCATATTTTTCCACATAAATCTGGAGACTCGTCATCAACTAAAATCACTTCAATATTCTTATATGTTTGGGAAAGAATTGAATCAACGCACTCTTTCAGGTAAAGTTCCACATTATATATCGGCACAACTACACTTACTAGTGGCATCTTATCTCTAACTATCTTATTTTCCGTCATGGCATAATACTTCCTGGTATATATTCTTCATAGCTGCAATAGACTTGGATACATCAAATTCTTTTGCTTTTTCTTTACAAGCAATTACCATCTTGGCTCTTTCTTCTGATGGCAAATTCACTATTTTTTCAATGGCGTCTGCAAATTGATGTGCATCGTATGGGTCGCAAAGATATCCTGTTTTTCCGGGAATTACATATTCTCTTATCCCCTGTACATCAGATCCCACAACAGGTACACCTGATGCAAGTGCCTCCACTCCCGTCATTCCAAATCCTTCTCTTACGGATGGGATGACAGCAACATCCGCACATGCATTTATCTCTGGAATATCAAGTCTGTGCCCTGCCAAGAAGATCCTGACTCCTAATTTAGAGGCTGTTTCTTTGAGTTCTTCCTCGATTGTTGAGTTAACAACTGCAGTTCCGCAGATTACAAATATGTACTGTTCTTTTCTATCAAGCGTTCCTAATGCTTCTATAATAATTTTCTGGTTTTTTCTCGATGATAATTCACCCACAGCTAAAATCATATGATCTTTTGAGTTTACACCAAATGATGCTCTATATTCATCTCTGTTTATTCTTAAATTTGCAAACCTATGATTATCTAAACCAACGCTCGGAATAATATAAGTTTTAGGACAGTGCATTTTTTTTGCGTTGTTATAATCTTCATGATTTATTGTAATAATAGCATCACAGAATCTTGACATTAGCTTTTCGGCAGTAAAATAAACAATCCAGTTTTTTTTCGACGACTTGTCTGTGAATGTAAATCCATGTGTTGTATATATAACTATTGTCCCAGTTTTTCTATATTTCCTTGCAGCCATTCTGGTCAAAATACCAACAATAGGTGTATGACAATGAATCAAATCATACTTATTCGTTTTCAAAATAAGTTTTAATTGTTTATAAGCCTGAATATTTTGAGTTGATACCGGGCTTTTGGTATCAAATTCCACCTGATAATGTGCAATCCCCATTTCTTCCAGTTTAGGAATTTCAATCAGGTTAGGGCCTGCCGCAGAATTTTCATTCATTGCCACTGACACTTCATATCCCATTTCTTGAAGTGTCGCGATATCATTCCACAGAAAATGTAGAAAACCAGCAAGATTCACAACTATCAATGCTTTCTTTTTCATCCGTTCTCCTTATGCTGTTTCCCATTTATTAGTTCTTCGTAAATTTTGCAGAGTTTCTCTATATAGTTTTCCGCATCGCATCGCTTTTTTGCATACGCTACTATGCGCGCGCTCATATTTCTATACTCGGTTTCTGTCAAGTTTAAAGCCTTCCGAATAGCTATTGCAAAGCTATCAGGATTTCCCGGTTCTGCCAGATATCCAGTTTCACCATCTTGTACAATTTCAGAAAGACCTGCAATATCACTTGCAACAACAATCTTCCCTTTAGCCAAGGCCTGTAATGCAACAAATGCCCCATTTTCATACCATTCTGACGGTACAAGAACAACTTTGGCGCGTTCAATTATACGATCCATTTCTTCGCCGAAAATTGCACCGTTTACTTGAACGCGACCCTCAAGATTGTGTTCCTTAACAAAATTTTTTATTCTTTCTTCTTCCGATCCCTTACCAACCAGAACCAATTTTTCATCACAATGCATCTTGGCATATGCCTTTAAAATTGTCAAAACGCCTTTTTCTCTTGCATATCTTCCAAAATACAGAATATAATTGTCATGCTCATAATAGGCTTTGTACTCCTGATTTATCGGCAAGAAATTATTCATCTTGATTATTGGTGAATGTGTAAAATGAGCTTTTTCTACTAAATTTTTATAAAAATTGCATTCCGCAATATATAAGTCAATTTTGTCATAATAATGCCCATATCTAAGAAATTGAGCTTCTGTATATGCCAATACGCTCTTTGCAAGAGAGCCTTTCATGCACTTATTTTTCACACAATTCCAATATCCTTTTGTCGCACAATCACTGCATATAGTTCCATCTTGTCGCAGCATCGTATAACAAGGACACACTGCTGTCAATTCATGCAAGTGCATCACAACCGGAATGTTATATTTCTTCAAAACATCAACTACCGAAAATGTAATTTGGCGATGCAACAATCCAATATGGGCAATGTCTGGCTTTTCATCCCGAATTAGTTTTTCGATGTTATGTTTAGATTCAAAAGAATATATTAATTTAATTCCCATTTTGATTTTCTTAAATGTACTCAAATTGGGATCATTATAATCTACATTTGAAACAAAATATTTATCTTGCGCACACGGTATATTTCTTTCATCATACATTGAAAAGAAAATGACTTCATGCCCTGCTGCAGTTAACGCCTCTGCCAAATTATAATGAAATGTTTCTGTTCCACCCAACATATAATGAAACTTATGTATTAATAGTATTTTCATGTTGCAATTCCTCTCTTTGGACCAATTTTTCTTTTAACAGAGAAAAAGAATCATAATGCAGGTCTTTATCTGCAATAATTGGCATCTCATTTTCTTTTATAGGCCAATTTATCTTCAGCTCTGGATCATTCCACGGTATTCCAATCTCATCATTCGGATGCCAATAGTCAGAAACCTTAAAACACACCTCTGCAATATCAGAAATCACATAAAATCCATGTGCAAAACCTTCTGGTATATAAAATTGTTTTTTATTATCTGCTGAGAGTTCAACACCATACCAATCTCCGTAGGTTGAAGAAGTAGTCCTTGTGTCTACAGCGACATCGTATATTTTCCCTCTTACAACTCTCACCAATTTCCCTTGCGGGAAGTTCTTTTGAACATGTAATCCTCGCAGAACGCCCTTAACACTCATCGACTGGTTTTCCTGAACAAAAGTCATATTTAAGCTATTTTTAAGTAGTTCTTGACTGTTATATGTTTCCACAATTAAATCTTCATCACTTTTATATGACGCTGGATTTACAACGTACAGCCCTTGTATTCCTGTTTTTTCAATCGACAAATGTTGATCCATATTCTCAATTCTCACCTTAATTTATCTAATTTGTTTATTGCTTTTCTATAAATTGTTAATCCCATTACCAATAACATCACCAACAGTAAATAAGTTGTCATATATCTGATAACTGGACTTTCAATTCTCTCCATAATACCTATTTTCTCTACAATTCTAAAAACAACCATGTGAGATAAATACATCTCCATGCTTAAATTGCTAATATAATTTGTAAATTTATTATTCATCAACCTGTTGTCATATCCCAAAGCTAAACCCAGCCATCCAGTATAAAGTATCAAGGTTTTAATAACCACTATATTGATAGAATTTATTACGTCAGGGGTAATGTAATAGCCTACCGTCAAAGCTAACACAACACAAAGACTAATTACTTTAAATTGATTTACGAAACGTTCAATTTCATCTTTATACAAATATACAATCCCACCTATGAGAAAATATGGCAAGCAATACAAAAATGAATGACGCATCACAAAATTTTCCGTAACAAATCTTTCTGTCATAAAATAGCACTGGCACATATATGTAATTACCAAGGATATCACAAAGGACACTATTCCCCTTTTTGGACTATAGAGAAGGAAAACAATAAACGGAAATATAATGTAAAATGCAAATATAGCACCAAGTGTCCATGCAACTCCGATTGTACTTAACGTATTGTTTGGCAAAAAACCAAACAGCATTGTTATCTCCATTAAGCCTTCGCATACTGTCTTTGGAGTGAATTCGATAACACAATTTAAAAGTATCAGCAGTGCAAAAAAAGGAACTGTTCTCTTGTACCTTTTTGAATAAAACGCGTCTATACTATAAGTTCCTGTTTTTAACTTTTGATAATAACCGTTGCACATCCCAAAACCGCTGATTATCATGAATAGATAAACTAGATAGTCAAAGGATGGTATAACCTTGTCTAGTACCCCCCCCCCCGTACTAAATCCGGTATTTGCTTTAACATGCCAAGCTATAATTGCCAGACATCCAAATGTTCTAAGAGCATCAATGTTTCTATATTTTCTTGTATCACCCATTGTTTATTTTCCCCACAAATACATTTTCATACTGTCCGCAGATCTTATCCCATGTGTACTCTTCTGCCACACGCTTTTTGGCTCTCAGGCCCATCTCTGCAATTTCATCCGCACTCATTTGGTCTGCCTTATCAATGAGCTTCGCAAGACTGCCCGGCTTGCGGCTCCAATACAAAGCGCAATCCTCTGCTACTTCTTTATTGAACCCAACATCAACCAACAGATTCAGATCCGTGCTGCCGAGAGCTTCAATCAAAGACGGGTTAGTGCCGCCAACCGTGTGGCCATGGAAATACGCATAAGCATTCTCTCGAATCTTCTTCAACAGTTCCTGATCATAGACAGTGCCAACGAACTTAATTCTCTTATCGCTCTTAAAATGAAGTTTTTCTTCCAACTCATTCAAAAACTTGTCATTCACATTCGTAATGATGGCAAAGTCCTTCTGGCTCTTGCTCTTCATAAACTCTCGGATCATGACTTCAAAAGAGTTCTCCGGCACGAAACGACCGACAACAAGGTAATAGTCCTTCTTTGTCAATCCTTTTTCCTTATACCAGCTCACTAGTTTTTCATCATCGTCAGCCAGCTTGCTGAGGGTCAGATCTGCACCATAAGCAATGAAGGTCGTTTTAGGATTTCTACCCTTGATGCCTTTGCCGTCATAGCACTCGTGGATGTACTTTTCGATATTCACAGAATCACAGATTGCAAGGTCACAGTACTTAACCATCATCTGCTCAGAAATCTTCCAGTATTTCCGAATCGGTGCGGACCACTTGGCTCTCATCCACTCGTGTCCGTCCGGATTCAGGTACACAGTACCACCCAGCTTATGGATTTCTTTATAGAAATGACCAGCAAAAGGTCCGATACGGCAGGCCATGATGTAAACGATAGGGTGCGGAATATGGTTTTCCTTGATATGTTCGCAACAAGCTTTTAGTGCAGCAACATCATAATAAATTGCCTGCGCAGGGCCAATCTGAGGAACATCAATTTTGAAACAGTGGGCATTGTGGAGTTCAAATTCATGTTCGTTGATTTTTGTCACACCATCAAATTTGCTCTCATCCATGCAGCCGTCACCATTAGCTTTGCAGGCAACATGATATTTGATGTTTTCTTTATTCTGGTGATACTCTGTGAGCTTGTAGACAAAGGTCTCATAACCTCCGTAAGCCCCCAATGACTTCGCGCCGACAAGGTATACGTGCTGCACTTCTTTTTTTGAATTCATTCCTCTATTCCATCCTCACATTTTTATCGCTAATGTTGCATCTATTCCCTTATGGATAAAAACAAACCTACGGCGGGTCGCACAAAGGCAATCCACCGTAGGCTTGAACTCTCCTTCAATTTTTATTTGCTGCTCCTTTTGTGGGTCAAAACAGAGCTTTCCAAAAAGCCTCCTACATATAACCCCGGATTTTCCGCATCTTGCAGTTTTTCAACAAATAAAACATTTGAAGGACAACTCAAGCTGTCAAAACCATTTAGTTATCGTAGGTTTTCTTGGTTGACCCTATTATATCTCTAGCCCCTGCATTGAGGATAATCGGCATTCCTTTTTTGATGCTGTTGCGAGTGGCCGGAGATAGGTTGTAGGCTTCGATGGTCGCTGTTCCCAGTTTTTCGCTGTCCTCAAATGGCACCGTAAACTTGAAATAGAGATCATCCATGCCAAACCGCTTCGACCCTATTTGCAAGGTCGCTTGACGCTTCCAAAACTTCACGCTGCATTCCTTTCCCAGAGGTACAGCCGAACTTCTTTGCCGAAATTTTCAAATGTGACCTCCGAAATATCGTCGCCGGTCAGGCACAGCGGCATAATGACCGGCACCGGGAAGCGCTCATCCTCCACGCTGTTGAACAGCGGTCGGCCATATCTCACAATATCACCGTACACCAGCACTTCACCTGTGCTGGCAATCGACAGATCTACCGTAAAGAAACCGCCTACCTCATTGTAGCGGATGCTGAATGCAAACGTCCTGTCGCCCAGCTTGACGGAGAACGTATAAGGCACCTTTGACGTGTCAACATCAATATAGCTGACCTCATTTCCGAGGTCGATGAGTTTCAACCCCTCCATAGCTTCACTCCTTTACGCGGCGCTGTAGGCCCTTGTCGTGCGGCCAGACGGCCCGCTGCTGCTTGCCGCCTTGTTCGCATAGCTGTTGACATAAGAGGAATACGCGCTGGAGGAAATGGTCTGGGACACCGTGGTATGCAGACCATCGGCCGTAGTCGATTTTGTCTGCGATTTGCTGACCTTTTTGGATGCGTTTGCATCCTGTGCAGACATCATCTGCTCACCGCTCTCCACATACTCTGCGGACACCCGGTTGATGACCTTGAGGCTTACGGTGAACCTTGAGCCGTTTTTATTGTCAGCGCTTATGTCGGATTTGAACGAAGTTATAACGCAGTCAGAGATCCGAGTGCGCCCGGTATACTCAACTACGTCTTTTTCTTTCCACATTCTTTCCAGAATATCGGACTGATCTTCGTCAAGAAAAACACCCGTAATGGAAAAGACCACCGGATCATTGATAACATGGTCGTTGATGTCGGAACCCTTTTCCAGCGGGTTTGATGTAACCTTGCTGCTGCGCTGGACGCTTTCCGTTACGACTACGCCGGTCTTTTCAGCGTCAAGGCGGACTGTCCCGCACTTTTCGCCTGTAATGGTGTATGCCACAAAATCACCCCCTACTGTGCATACGCTCCCTGCAGGGTGCGCTCGTGATATTCTTCCTCTTTCTTCTCCTGCCAGAAATCTTCCATCGCCTGTTTTACCCGGCGGACGATTTCTTCAGCATCGGCTTTTGTGGTTTCCCCGCCCAGCGTGATGCTGATGGTCGGAGAGAAAGTAGAATGATCCTCATAGGTTACGCTGGAACTGCTGGTAGAGTTGTTGATAATTTCATCTGTCTTGTCGGCCGGGATAATTGCGGTGCCGGACGGCAGATATGCCATTTCGCCGCCGCGCTCATTGATGTGTGTCCAGCCGCCCTCAAAATCATCTGTGCCATCAGCATTGTGCGGAATGTTCGCACTGCTGCTCAGATTGATATTGATGCCGCTGACAGCATCAGCCGCAGACAAAATTTTCTGGATAGACCCGATGATGTTTTCTGCGCCCTCGGATGCCGCCTTTTCCATGCGGTCCCAAGCATTTTCTGCATCAAGGGTCATGCTCGCATAGGCAGTCTCTGCATCCTCTGCCATCTGCCCGTAATTCTCGTTGGAGATTTCGCGGGCAGCGGTCGCTGCCTCAGAAACAGCTTCCTGCGCTTGCTGGGAAGCCTGTGAAACGCTGGAGGAATACTCCGACGTGTCAACCGCCAGCGAGGTTTCCGTGCCAGCAGCACCGTCCAAATCGCTGACAGCGCCGGTTAGTTCCTGCACGGCATCGGTGCTGTCCTTTGCCCCGCCGAACAGCCCGCTGAACCAATCGACCACTGCACTCACGCCGCTGGTGAAAAATCCGAGCAAATCACTTACCCAGCCCACCACAACGCCGAGTGCATCGGCGATTACCCCCAGCACCGGCGAAATGTAGTCCAGCACCGGCACGACCACGCCGGACAGCACAGAACCCGCCGCTTCGATGAGCGGGGTCACCACCGGCAAGATATTTTCTACGATTTGCAGGCCGAGCCGAATTATCGGCTGTAGTGCCTGAATCACAACTTGCAAAATATCGGTCAGCGGCGGGATGATCGACCCGACCAGCGTCGATACCAACGAGCCGAACACAGGGAGAATGTCCGTCAGGAGCGGCATAAACGCATCTGCGAGAGGGCCAACCATATCCGCCGCTGACCCAAGAGCCATACCGAGGACAGGGAGTAGATCCTCGGCCAGTTCTTGCAACACAGGCATCAGGGGCTGAACCACACGATAGTTCAGCTCATCGAAAATATCTCTTAAAGGCGGAAGCGCATTCGCCGCCAACTCGCTGATAATTCCAGCCAGCGGCGGCAAAATTTCCTGTGCCAGATCTCCGATGATGCTCAGGACTGGCCCAGCTGCATCAAACAGAGTTCCCAGCGTGGAAATCAGGGATGGAAGAATGCTCTGTGCCAGATTGGAAATGACCGGCACCGCGGCGCTCATCCCATCTGCCAGAATTCCAACAAATTCAAGTAGTGTCGGCTCCAGTTCCGGCCATTCATCCAGAAAAACGCCGACCATATCTTCCAGCGCCGGGGAAAATTTTTCTCCGGCATCGGCCATGAAGTCAGCCATTTCGCCTTTCAGCGATTTGATGGAGTTCGTCAAACCGCCGGTCTGCTCGACCGCGGCTTTCTGAATGTCGCCGCTCTGCTCCAGTATGGCATTGAGCCTGACCTGAGCCATTGCGGCATCATCCAGAGCATCAATATTGGTGCCAAGCCCAAGAGCTGCGGCGCTGTTCTTCAAGGCCGTTTTGTCGAGGACAATCCCGTACTCATTCAGAGCATCGGTGCTGCCACCGATCGCGCTCTGGATGAGCGACAGCGCTTCCGAATCGTCCATGCTGAACGCATTACCAAAGTCATACGCCAGCGAGGTTGTCATTTCAGAGAGGTTTTCGGCCGCAGCAGCCGTAATGCCTAACTCGTTATACATGGCCTTGTTGGAGACCATGAAACTCTGGACTTCGGCAGTACTCCGATGCACTGCATCAGCGTAGTTATCCGCCCATGCGGCCGCTTCCTCGGAAAAAGAGCGGCCAAATTTCTTTGAAGTGCTTTCGGCATCAGAGAATGCGCTCACCGCCGCCGCACCAAACTGCTTGAGCAGTTCGATGCCGCTTTTTATGGCTTCAAAGCCAACAAAAGCCTTGACCGCCCCGGATATAGCTTCTTTGATTTGGTTGCCGGCATCTTCCCCGGCGGCACCCATTTCCGCAAGATGATCTCCGGCATCGTCCGCGCCGTCTGCGGTTTCATCCTCAGATTTCTTTGCCCGGCGAAGTGCGGACACCAGCCCACTGCGGATGATTTTAATGGGGTGCTGGAATGCCTTGCTGATGTTTTTCGCATTTCGGACCATGTTGTTGGCGAAAATTTCTGCCCGTTTCTTGGTAAAATCCATCGCCCCGGTCACGCCAGTCCGAAAAGACTTCGCAATGCTCTGGCCGGCATCAAGGCCATCGGCCATCGCACCCTTGAATGCGGGACCCATGTCCTGCGCCGACTCAGCCGTTTTTTTGATCTGCGCCCGAAAGCGCCCGGCGGCACCGCCGGAGTCATCCATTTCATCACGGAAACTCTCAGCGGCGGCTTCTGCA